GTACAACATATGGCAGAGGCAGCCGCGCGAGAGTTTTCAATCCCCAAAAGCGTCTTTCGGCGCATCGTTAAGGGAATGGTTCCTGGTGACAAGCATGTATCTAAAGACGCAATGGTACTACTTCAGGGACACTGTGAGGATTTGGCTAGGCAAATCTTCGAGCGGACGAATGTGGCTGCTGGGAAACAAGGGCGTATCACGATTAAAAAGGATGATTTTGAAGCTGTTGTTGGTGATATAGCTTTTGTAGATACTCCGATAAGCGATTAATTAACCTAAAAACAAACGTCTAAACATCGCCCCGATACCGATAGGCTGGGGCTTTGCCTCAGTCTCAATCAGCCCTATAACAAACACCTCTTGCATAGATTTGACGAAATCAAGGATGTGTTGCAGCACATCGTCGGAATATTCAGTTAGATCCCAGCGAGCCTCAGTGTTATGTTGCTCTTTGCCACGGCTTTCTTGTTCTATTTCAATATCTGTCATTAGTTCAATCATGTCGTCTGGGCTAAGTAGTCGGAGTTCGTTTACTTCCAACGTATCCTTCTCTTCCGGTGGCTTGCTTTGGGGTACGTAGTAATCAGGGTTGACATAGACTTCCTCTGGTTTCATTTGCGTAAGGGGAACCCGCGATGCAGACGGTAGTTCTCCACCTTCGCCTCTTGCAATAGCAGCATCTTCCTCGTCCGTGCTACTCAAAGCATCAGCCATTTCTTCCTCCGCCCTATCTCTGGCTTTTTGGAATTTAAGTTCATCTTCAGCAGTGTAGCCAACTCTCAAGTCGTGATTTCTTCTAGCCTTTTGAAACTCCTCGTCTGTTAGCGGATCCTTAACTAGTTTACGTTGCGCTTGTCGAATTTCTTCGCGCCGTCTAAGTTCTTGGTCACTAAGACCGATATCATTTTGACCAATTCTAAGTGCATCCATAACCGCATTGTATTGGCCTGCATCTACATCGTCCTCATCATCTTCAGACGCTAGCCAACTGTCATCACTTTCGTACTCTACTTCTTCTTCCTCTTCTTCATCATCATCGTCGTCCATGAGATCTATTCCATACCAACTTCGAAGAATTCTCTGACGCCTCGCTCGATATCGATCGATAGCTGCTTGCCGCACTGGATCCATTGCAATTCTAGACCGAATGCGCGCTACATCTTGCGCTAGTTTACGTGCATCCTCCTCTTCTTTTTCTGCTTTTTTTATTGCTCTTCTCTGCTGCGCCTGTAGAGCGCGCTTGGCCTTTATTCGCTGTATTTTAAATTCTATCTCTTCTTGTTTCAATGCATTAGCCAGCGCCGCTCTATTCTCCTCCCGCGTCCTGTAATGTTGCTCTAGTTGTGCAGGTGGAAGATTGCGGATAGCGCGCGCATGTTCGACCGCCCGGCGCCTCCTCCTTTTCCTTTCTCCACCAGCGTCATCGTCTATCAGATTTCTTGGACGTCTAGACATTTTAAAACTAAATAACTATAGTTGTTACGTTTATATGATTAAAAATCAGTATCAGTGCACGAAAATTTATCGGCAGCCACACCCTCATATTTAGCGTAGTTTGCATTTCGCCCTTCAAAAAAGTTCACCTTCTGGTTAAGGTTGATTAGTGTCATGAAGTTGAGTGATTTTGGCAGATGAACACGGGGGAGTTCAATACCGTATTGCGTAGCAAGAACATTCCCCACGTGTTGTACATACGTGACCATGTCCTTCACCGACAGAGTTGGTAGATCGTCGGGAACTGCCTCGCGAACAAACGCCTGTTCAACAACAACTGCATCATGAATGATTTCTGAAATCAAAGACTTAGATATCTGTTCAGCGGGAATTAGCAATTTGTAGAGCGCAACTGCAAAATCTGTGTGGAGAGCCTCGTCTCTTGAAATAAGTTCGTTAGAGAACGTGAGCCCAGGAAACTTGTTCTGATCTTTCAACCAGTAAATCAGCGCAAAGGAGGACGAAAACAGAATTCCCTCGACACAAGAAAACGCTACCAGGCGTTCGGGGAAAGTTCTCTCGGCGTTCATCCATTTGCGCGTAAATTTAACCTTCTCCTGCACGGAGTGGTAATGAGAAACGTTAGACAAAAGCTTGTGCATTTCTTGTGGGTCCTTTGCGAGGTATGTTTCAATTGTCTGGTTGTATGTAATGACATGGACCGACTCCATCGCGTTCTGAAACGCGTAGAAGCACCGGGCTTCCGGCGCCTTGACCTCATCAGCAAAGTTGTCTGACACGTTCTCCATGACGATCCCGTCCGCAACTGCGAAAAACGACAGGATCTTCTTTAACATTTCTTGTATATTCTTGCCTGCTGTGTCCCAATCAACGACATCGTTGGAAAAGTCGATCTCCTGCGGTGTCCAGAAAGTCGACAGGTGCTTTTGGTAAAGCCCATACAACGACGGATATTTGATTGGGAGCAGGCAAAGTCTATCTTCAGCAATCACTGGGGATTGCATCCTGGTAGCGAGCGACATGAACATGTCTGACTTCACCTTTTATATATTTTTGGATATTTAGTTTTTTTCGAACCATTTTGAACATCAAACACTGTGCTTCTTCATGCGTTAAAATTTTTAATGAGATACATTAAAACACAGCGTGAGGAGTCAGGTGGAAGCCCAAGGCCGCACAAGTGTCCAATAAACGCGTCTGAGGAACATCGAAATATCTGTGAATACATCACGTAAAGTTCTTCTACACAGTGGACATGTTTGTTAACTAGAATCCTCTCACTGCAAATTCCGATTCCGGGTATGCGCACAATAGGTGTGAAGAATGGAGGGTACATGACGCCAGATAACATGTGCCCCGTGTTCGTAAGACTACACATGACATTGTTCAGTGCCAAGGTATCACCGTAAGCTCTATGTTGGTTTTCGAAAGGTTGCCGAAAAATATCCTTGTAAATATCACAGAGCGCATACGATCCCCTCCCGCGAATTGCCTGGCGTGTCCAATGCAGAGTGTCTAAGAAATAAATGTTTGGTTGAAAGTGCAACCCATTGCGCATGAACTCATGTTCTAGTAGGATCTTATCATAGCGAAAACAACCATGGGAACAAAAAATAATCATTGAATCGGGGTTTTCTTTCTTTTTGTTGACCCATGACATAAATTTTTGCATCGTATCTTGAAGAGAACTTGCCCCCAGAGCTTCAAGTTCACCTTCAGCGATGTTGCAGAAATCATTCTCGCCTTCTTTTGGAATGTTATCAATAGCGGGCTGAATGTACAAATCGATGTTATCAGTCGCCTGCCCAAGCACACACGCTGCAATATTCCACATGCGGCATTTTTCGGGAGTATTTACATCGCCGAATGCCTCAATATCGAATACTATGAAGATAGTGTCCTCCCTCACGCCGTATTGTGAAGTCAATATTGTTGCCATTGTTTAAAAATACGTTGTATTAAAGATCATGTATATATATATATAGACGTGTAATATTTAATGTGTTGCGCGCTATGGAGTTTAAGAAACTAGACGCAGATATTGGCGGGTGGGAAGGAAATCGCGATCAAGATTGTGAAGAAGAGATTACTTACAGGAGGTCGAAAAAAACTGAAGTTCCGAAAGAGGCCATCACTTTTGATGATTTCAAATCTCGCTCAAACAAACGAAAGCGAGGCGAGTGTGAGACTTGCTGGCTGTGCCAGACATCGTCAAGTGCGAAAGATGGTTCGTCGACAGGGCTTGGTCGGTTTTTCAAACTCTTCACTGATAACTACAAGCAGTGCGAGGAGCAAGAATTGTACACTCAGCTAAGAGAACTGTACATGCATGACATTTACGAACCTATGTTGAAGCAAGGACATGATGTGCCTCTGCTTTCCGTGGAGGATATTCGAGAACACTTTCTCGAGCATGCATTTGACCCAAGTGTCTACGTCAGTGAGGAAATCAAGTTCCTCAAGACCGTGGCATCGACAATGAAGAATCACATATTCTGCGAGGACGGCAAGCAACGTATTGATGTGAACGACAAGCGCGTTTGGAATTACCTAAAAGTACAGAAGCAAATCGTAGAGCTCTACAATACTAGAATTTCAAACATGAATTTCTATGACGTCAACACCGCAGTGTGCAAGAATTAGAAGGCATCCTCTTCACTCTGTTCCGAAGTGGAATTCTTCCTCTTCTTCCTCTTCCTCGACCCCAAACGCCGCCATCTTCTTCTTTGCCTCAGTGACAGGAGTCGGTGGGCCCTTGTCGGTAATCTGCGGAACCGGCGTGGCAATTGGTATGAAGTACCCCTGGCGGGTGTCCTCAATCATCGCGACGAGGCCGAAAGTAGCGGGGCTGACGCCGCGAGTCGTGATGTGCTCTCGCACAATGTTGTCGAGCGTGCCTGGGTAGCACCACGGGCGAACTTCCTTGATGATGGCCATGAGGAGGTCAATGTCCATGTTCGCACTCCTCGCGGACGCCCGCGCCTTCCGAACGGAGGCGTTGTACGTGTGCTCATACTGCAGCAGGTGCCCCCTGTACTTCTCGATCTCCGCAGCTTGCTGGCGGATGCGCGTGTAGGGGTTGTTGGCTCCGCAAGGCTTCATTGTTGTTGGGAAGTTTTCTGAATTTTTGGTCGGATATAAGGGTGAAAATAAACGAGATTAATTTTCGAAATTAAACTTGATAAATTTTATGATCGGTGATATCACTGATGAGAAGATTGCACTGCTCGTTGCACTAACTATTAGTTTATTTATTAATATTCCCCAGTTGTACAAAATAGTCAAAAGTAAAGATGTAAGGGGAATCAGCGTGTATACAGTGTGTTTACGAATCGCTTGCAACGGGTGTTATATATTGTACGCTGCTTTGATCCAAGAGTGGATATTGGTTGTTGTTGGTTCTCAGAATATAATAAGTGAAGCATGTTTGTTAATCCTTTTCAAACGTTTTAACTAGTCACCTTGTTTTCCTGGTCCCCATCTCGCATGACTGCAGCGTAGAAGATAACCCCCGTCAAGAACCCCTTGGAGAAGAAAGAAGCGACAATGTAAGCTAGTTCAGCATTATAATAGTAGTTTTTGTTGATAAGTCTTTTCCATTTCCGAAATCTTGGTCTTTTCATCAGATAGGGTACTGCGATCTGGTAGAGGTGTATGATCGGAAACGAAAAAAAGCTTAAGAATAGTCCCCATACCGCAATCTCTACAAAATAGAAGATCTCCATCCAAAGATCACCAGACTCCAGGTCGAAATACGGGTCTAGTACTGCGTAGAATGCGCTAAATATCGTGACGAACTCCAAGATAAAGCCAAGCCAGGCAAAGAAGAAAAAGAACCATTTTGTGTAGACAATAGACGACCTCGTCAGTCCATCCATCACACCTATCCGCGTTTGTACAAATGCACAGAGTTCGTACAGCCACCCCCCGGTTAGGTTGATGTAGGATTGAATCAGAAACATATAGAGTAGTAAGTGGATGTCGGTAATACTCGAAAGAGATGCGACCGCAACAAGCATTATCGGAGATGTTACAGAATACTCAAGCCATCTGTACGGCTGCAATTTGTTCTTGACATACCACATGTACCTTTCGTGCCTAATACGTAAATAGAGGTGCATTAGAAAAGTGAGTAATTCGAACACAGATAGCAACACCCATGTCTTTATTTCAAACACCTCAGTGATTTTAGGGGTATAGAGCCTGTTGTGATCCCAGTTATTTTCTATCCAGTCATTGCTATCCCGACCCTCACACTCCATCCACTCTATAAATTCCCCCACAACATATGTTTTGCATTCACAATCGGGAAATGATGGTCCGCCCTCGCCGTAGCCGGGTTCACTCTCCGCGCTGCAGTGCGCAGGTCGTTGCAGGCAGCAAAACGGCGTGCGTATATTATCGGGAATGACGTAACCTGCCCAGAATGTATCGAAAAACACTCCGAACGGTGCCTTGCCTTCTGATCCAATGATTGTTATCATGAGGAACAGAGTAAAGTGAAATAGTGCTGCAATAGAATTCGCGATCTTAAGTCTTTTAGAATAGACACTCTCCGGGGTTTCATTCTTCGATCTTGCCCCCTTCACAATCAAAGGATTGAGTTCTATTTCTTTCATGGCGTTAGTACAATGTATATTCATTCAAAGATTTTATATATATTTGTTAATGTTTGGTTCCCCATATAGTTCCTCTAAGCACAGATATTGATCAACCGATGGCTGGTTGGCGGTATTTGTTAGAAATGCAGCAGACGGTCCACAAACTCTGTAATAATCTGCATCTGCCGTACTCTCCGCACATGCCCCTTCAGTTATAATAGCCATAAGCTCAATCTTGTTCGGCACACCTCTGCGACCGTCTGATAAACCATAGCAGTATGGCCACCCCTGTGTTCCCATAACACCGCCGTCTCCGTACAGCGGATCATTGTATTTGTTGGGATCTTCATTGTCATTAACAATCAATGCAAACAAGTCATCGTCGCATGAGCTTGATTGATCCCACGACCATATAATATCCTGAAAGTAGTGAGCGAACTCGTGTATCAATACACCGTGGTGTTGGTGGAGACGTTTTTGAGATGGAAATACAATACGTTTGTCGGCTTCACAATCTCCTCGTCCGGACGTGTAATGAGCCCATGTTTCTTCTGCGTAATCGTCAAGCAACAAAATGTGTGGTTGCCGGTGCTCATTATCCGGTCCAATTAGCAATTTGTTAAAATCAACCAAATGACAACTAAGCAACAAGTCAACTTCATATTCAAAATCAGCGTGATAACTCGGTGTTGGGTTGAGGATGTGATACTCAATCCCCCTGTAAGTAAACTTCTGGTAAGGTGTAAGATCTAGAGGACATTCGCCTTCTGACCCAAGAATATAACAAGGGTGTGATTTTGCAGGGTTAGTAATTCCTTCGCACGACGATGTTGTCCATACGTCGTCATGAAAGATCTCTTTCTCGTCGTCCTTATTTAGATTTACTATTAGTAATGCCAGGAGAACAACGATGAGCACAGTAATGAAGAAAAAGAGAATATTTGACGGGTTGTAGCTCCCTTTGATTTTCTGCCCACTAGCCCCCTGCATGTTTTATTCAAACATCAACTGCCAAGAAACAATAATATATATGAGAGAATTATTATTAACACCCGGGTGAAATTCAATATGGGGAAAAAATTTCAAATCATCGACATCAAGTTAAAATATGTGCACAACTCGTGCCAAAATCACCTCATCATTTTTGGCAGAGACGCTGCAGGAGAACACGTGCAGGTGAAGGTTCATGACGTCGACTACTATTTCTACGTGAACAAGTGGGAGGAGTCACATGCTGACGAGCTCAACGAACGCTGGAACAAGGGGCGCTCATGCCGCTGCAGGGCCCATGGTGGCTACGGCACAGATCCGTGTCTCTACGTGATGCAGCGAGATGTTGAGGACGTCGTCTTGGATGTCAGCACTGTTATGGGCAAGAGCTTTATTGGGTACGAAGACTCTCTGCGCGTGATGTACAAGGTGAAGGTGAAGTATCCCTTCCTAATGCGCAAGGCGTTCTGGATGTTCAAGGATCTCGACTTTTTTGAGGCCGACATTGACGCTGTGACGCGGTTCATGGTCGACCGTGATCTCGTGGGGATGGGCTGGTGCGAGGTTCCGGAAGGCGTTACCGACTGTCGCGCCGACCAAGTCAGTGCTTACCACACAGACGCGAACACGCCTCTTCGAACTCTGTCGTTCGACATCGAGGTCATGGCTCTCAACATTGGCCAGTTCCCTGTCTCGGAAAAGGATCCGATCATACAGATATCGACTGTCCTCGGAGTCTACGGGAACCCTGACCCGGTGGAGCAACACATGTTCGTCATCGATACCTGTGATCCGATCGAGAACACAGTCGTTCATTCACATGAGTACGAGAGAGATTTGCTCGAAGATTTCTTCTACTACATCCGGAGCGTCGATGTCGACTTTATCGCCGGCTACAACTCCGACTCATTCGACCTTCCCTACGTTCTTGACCGGGCGGGGCTCCTTGGCGTCCCCGCTACTTTCTCCAAGTCCCAGAACATGGTGCGTTACCGGCGGTCACAGACATCGTCGAATCAACGCGGCACCAGTGAGCGAGTAACATACGAGATGGACGGAATCGTCCCCCTCGATGTTCTTACTGTTGTACGCAATGAGAAGAAGCTGCGCAGCTACAAGCTCGATGATGTCGCCGAGAAGTTTTTGGGCGAGAAGAAGAACGACATGAGCTACAAGCTTATCCCCGTAAAGCAAAAGGAGAGCTCAGCCAGCCGGGCGGAGCTCGCCCGCTACTGTCTCCAAGACTCTGTTCTGGTGTTCAAGCTTCTGGACAAGCTAAAGATTCAGATCAACTGCATTGAAATGGCGCGCGTCATTGGAATCCCAATCTACGAGGTCATCACCCGTGGACAGACGCACAAGATTCGCCGAAAGATTTTGCAGGAAGTTACTCCCTTCGACGCTGTCAAGGAGATTTTCATCCCCACATGTCGGCGTATAGAGACCGAAGAAGGGCAGGTAACACATGTGCCTTTCTACGATCTGCTTACCACTGATATTGCGGCTGCTACCGCTGGGTCGGACAAAGGGTACCAGGGCGCAACAGTTGTTGCCCCAAAGAAAGGCTTCTACTCTGATCCAGTCGCTGTGTTTGACTTTGGGTCGCTCTACCCATCGATCATGCAGAACTGGAATCTCTCTCACGACACGCTGCTGCCTGGCCCAAGGGACGACATCCCCTACGAGAAGACTCCGAACGGATTTTATTTCGTTCATAAGGATTATTACAAAGGTACAGTGGTTACTATTTTGACCAAGCTCCTGGCTGCAAGGCGCAGGGCGAAGAAACAGATGAAAGAAGAATCAGATCCTTTCGACAAAGAGGTCTACAATGGGAAGCAGCTGGCACTCAAAATCGTGTGCAACACTATGTACGGTACGTGGGATCCCAATCATTCTTTCCCCTATCCAGCTCGCGCGATGCCTCCTCTAGAGCTAGTTTGTAGTCGCGAATCTCCTTTTGGGTTAGGTAGTTGTGTCTAGCTCCCCACTTCATTAGATATTGCGCTCCCTTCACCAAGGTCACCATGTTATCTTTCCCTCTTCCGATGCAATTGTTGCAATCATCGCACAACAACCCTCTTGTGACCGACGGGACGCCCGAGGGCACTGTTTTCTTATTTTTCAAGTATATCACACCCGTTCCTGGCACATGATCGACATTCGATGTAAACCCTGTGTCGTCGTCTATGTGCTTTAGTTTTTTATCACACATTGGGCATTTGTAATTTGTCTCTTGGAGTCTGCCGAAGTATTGGCTCTCATTAATTTCATACTTTTTCTTTAAGTTGGTGAATTTTGTTTTGCGTATTCGCTGCTGCGATATGTTGCTCCTTCTATTACGTGTATTGTGACAATCGCGACACTCTCTTGCGAGAAAGTCTGGCGGGAAATTTTTGTTTTTTCCAAACGCCCTTTTTGGTTTCCAGTTCTTGCACCTATTGCAATAACTATGTGTACGCTCGCGCGTGCTTTCTCTGATGAAGTACTCGGTTATCTGACCCTTTACCATTTCTTTTTCCCCACTCGCAAAATCATCAGGTTTCTGCGGCGCGAAGACTGGGAGTCTGCCATGTATCGCCATCTGTTCCTCCGTGACGGCCTACGGGAGAAACATGATCGAAGAGGCTACGAGGTTCGCCTTCGAAAAAACCGGGGCCGAGCGAATATACGGTGATACCGACTCAATTTTCATCCGCTTCCCGGACAAGAGCCTCACCATCGAGCAAGTCTTCCAGAAGTGCTACCAGCTCGAGCGGGATTTCAAGGAGATATATCCAGCGAATGAGAACAACCCTAACGAAGCAAGTAGCGCGCCGCTCTCAAAACCCCATCCACATCTATGACACAATCAATTATATACATTTTCAAACGCTTTTTGACAGTTACAGTTCGAGAAGGTACTGGTCAACCTGCTGATGCTTCAAAAGAAAAAGTACGTGTCCCTCAAGTACGAATCTCCAACCGACGATGGTAAGATGGACCCGCACGGCATCGAGATTGTTCGCCGTGACAACGCGAAGTTTCTCGTTCGTCTGCAAACTGATTTCTTTGAGCGACTTATTCGATATGGCGACATCAATGGGGCGTGCAAGGTCGTCGAAACGTACACTCGAAATCTGACATCCGGCCAAGTCGACCTTGATGACCTCGTTATCTCCAAGAAGTACTCGAAGGTAAAGTACAAGAACGTCCCTATCCACGTGTTCCTGAACAACAAGCTCAGGCGTCGGTGCGCTGCAACTGCCTATCATTGCGGAGATCGCATACCGTACATAGTGGTATCTGGAGGTGCGCCCGTGACTGAGCGGGGAGAAGATCCAGCATACGTGCGCGAACACAACGTGCCGGTCGATCTCAACTACTACTTCACGAACATGGTCGAGAAGCCCATGATTCGACTGCTGGAACAAGTTATTGGAATGCAGCAGACTAGAACGCTTCTCAGCCGTGGCAAAGTCGGAGCTATGGATCGGTTCATCACAAGGAAGCGGGACACTAAGGAGCTTAAAGCTGTCGAAAAACGAGCACAGAAGAAAACTAGGCAGACAACGTTGAAATTTTAATTTTCTACTACTGGGTAAACATAGCGGCTACCAATACCTGCCGCTCTCCGACCACTCTTTCGCTGCTTCTGCCTCCCCTGTTCAGTTGTAGATCTCCTAAAACGACTATTAGTTACACCCGTACCCCCTTCAAAAAACGGTGGATCCCGTGGACGATTGAATCGCCCATCTCCTCGCCGCATCACAGTCCCTGGCCTCCCCATGTCAGGTTCGTCTGACGGCGCTGCCGCAGCAGCAGCAGCCCCTCCCTCACCGAGTTCCTGCCGAAATCTAAGTTTTTCTCGTTCACACTTATTGCGCTGTCGGCGACATAGGTCGATTGCCCCGCGGAGCTTATCAATTCTGTCTTCTTTCTCCCCTCCTTCCTTCTGCAATGATTGTATTGTGGCCTGGTAACCGGCTTCCTGCATTTTAAGCATATTCATTTGCATTTGCAATGATTCCTGCATCATACGGAGAGTTGATTTCTCTTCAAATGCCGAGTCACCCGGGGGGCGCCGAGACATGTTTTGTTTGGTTTCGTTCTTAGATATTTGACAGTACGCTTTATATATATCAAGAAACGATTTGCGAAACTCATAAAATGACAATACGTGTAACTAACATCGTTTGCACGTGCAATTTCAACACATCGGTTTTCCTCCCAAAGTTCATTATACATTACCCGTTTTGTGAATGGAATCGGAAGAAGTTTGCTGCTGCCACAATACGATTCAGCGACCCCAAATCCACCTGCCTGTTGTTTGGCAGTGGTCGTATCGTGTGTACAGGATCCGGGACTTTGAACGCAGCGCGCGTCACAATTCTGCAGGCATGTCAGCTAGTAAGGGCTGCTGGATATGAACCGAAGATATCTGATTTTATGGTGCAGAATATTGCAAGTTCGTTTGAATATAATTCAAATATCAACCTAGATCAGTTGTTTAACAAGTATCCGGCTGAAACCAATTACGAGCCAGAGCTGTTTCCGGCATTGATTTTTAGGCCAAGTATTAAAAGTAACGGAGTTTACTTAATATTTGAAAGTGGTAGGGTAGTAATAACTGGATGCAAAAGCATGAAGATTGTTAATCAAAGCTATGATAACGCCACAACAATTATATCATCGATTTTCAAGCGTTCGAGACACTAAGAAATCTCTTATTATCTTCATCGAGGGCTGCGCGCTGCGATATTGTATTTATTGTCTCCCACAGGCGTCGCCCCATACTATTGCGGGGTATATACTCGGGCCAGTTGCGCACGGCCAGATGTACATCTCTAACGAAATCTGAGTCAGATCGTGCCCGCGTGAAGAGCGCATGTTCTGAAGCAGCCTCCGCAACAACTGGGTCGTGCTTATTGCGATGTTTTTGAATTTCATTCGTTCGCATGTATGTTTCCTTGCAAATTTCAGTGAAGCCCACGTGCGTCAACTCAACATCGTTCACAGTATCCCAATCGACAGTACGGTCTGGGATAGCAGGATGCCATTGGAATACGTTAAGACAATCTGGAACTAACCAAAGAGTACAGATATCGTCTTTTTTCCCGATATTTCCGGATGTTGTTTGGAAAATTCGCATCGTATGGATTTCGTTCACTTTTTTGGATAATGTTTAATTTATAAGTGAAAAAATCAAGAGCTGCACGAAACACAATCTTCAATATTTTTCGCAGTAAATGCCCTTGCGTTTGTCTTAGGAAGCGTGCGAGTGTAGTAAATACCAGTTTTACAACCGTTGCGCCAGGCGTAAAACATTGCGCTGCTAAGCTTGTTAGGATCTGCGTCCGCGAAGAATAGAGACATGCTCTGTGCCTGGTCAACATAAGGCCCCCTTGTTATTGCGTGATCAACCACCCATTTCTGTTTAATTTCCCAGATAGTCTTGAACACTGACTTTATGTAGTCTGGGATGTCGGGATGAGCTTGGATTGAGCCGCGAGACGCAATAATGTAATCCTTCATGTCATCTGACCAAAGACCTAGCTTAGTAAGCACACGTACTAGATGCTTGTTTGTAACGATGAAATTACCTGAAATAACTCTCCTGCTGAAGATGTTTGACTGATATGGTTCAACTGACTCTGCATTTCCAAGTATCTGAGCGGTTGACGCAGTTGGCATAACACATGTAAGCAGTGAATTCCGCGCACCATACCTCTTCACCTTAGCCTTTAGTTTTGTCCAATCCCACGAACTGTTGCTAGGTGTCTCTGATGGCGCAACACCCCACATGTCGAACTGAAACACGCCCGAAGACAATGGCGATCCGGCGTACGTGTGGTAAGCTGACCCTAGTTCTTTAGCAATTTCAGCAGATTCGTCCATTGCATGGTAGTAGATACATTTGAAAATCTCAGTGTTCAAGCTAAGAGCATCCTCAGAATCATAGGGGATCATCATAAGCTGGAATGTGTCAGCCAACCCCTGTACCCCAATGCCAATTGGTCGCTGATTAAGATTCGCGTACTTTGCTTCATCCGTAGGGTAATAATTCTTGTCGATGATCAAGTTTAGGTTACGTGTTACAACACGTGTTGCTTCACCCAGAGCATCGAAATCATATGTGTTTCCGTCGTCGCTCACAAACTTGGGCAATGCAATAGATGCCAAATTACACACAGCTGTATTGTGGCTGTCAGAATATTGCACAACTTCGCAGCAAAGATTCGATGATTTGATAGTCCCCATGTGCCGATGATTCGACTTGAGATTGCAAGCATCTTTGAACATTATGTACGGAGTACCGGTTTCTGATTGGCTGCACAGTATCTTGTCCCAGAGCTCGAGCGCGCCGATTTTCTTTTTCCGAATTTCGCTGTTGGCTTCATAGGCTTCGTAGGCTTTCTTGAATTCATCCCCAACAAGGTCTGCCAGGTCAGGTGTGTCGATGGGACAGAAGAGAGTCCATTCACCGCGTTGTTCGACACGCTTCATGAATAGGTCTGGAACCCAAAGTGCAAGAAACAGGTCGCGCGCACGGAGTTCTTCGACACCGTGATTCTTTCGAAGCTCTAGGAAATCCTCAACATCTAAATGCCAGGGTTCGAGATAAATTGCAAAGGAACCTTTGCGGCGACCACCACCTTGGTCGACGTAACGCGCAGTATTGTTAAACACGCGGAGCATTGGGACTAAGCCGTTCGATACTCCGTTCGTCTTTTTGATGGGAGCTCCCTTAGCCCTAATGTTATGAACGTGCAGACCAATCCCACCGGCTGTTTTGGAGATGAGTGCACAGTCTTTCACAGTTTCAAAAATAGCATCAATGGAGTCTCCTTTCATTGCCAATAGAAAGCAGGAAGACATCTGAGGGAGATTTGTGCCAGCGTTAAACAAAGTAGGTGTTGCGTGCGTAAAGTACCCCCGAGACATATAGTTGTAGGTCTCGGCAATCTTTTGTAGGTCACAGCCGTGGATACCAACTGCAACGCGCATCCACATATCCTGCGGTGTCTCAGTTGCAATAAGGTAGCTGCGCTTCAGCGTTTCCATCGCAAACTTGTCGATTGTGTCATTTCGGCTATAGTCAATTACGGTTTCAAGTTCCTTACCAAATGTTTTTTGGACAGTAGCGAACAACTCGCTAGGGTTGGGGTACTTAATTGAAGAGAACGGCATTGTCTCGTTAAAAGCTGTAATTTTAAAACTTATATAAGAACTGAGTAATAATAAGTTCTCGTTTTTTACACCAACGAACTATGAATAGCACTGAATTGCCTATCCTGAACCAGACCTTGCCACTTGGCAATGAAACTGTCACCAATGCTACTGTCACCAATGCTACAGTCACCAATGCTACTAACGATACTTATTTTGACAGAATAGTCGAGACAGTTTACTTTGAAATTGATTCAATGAAGAACAGTCAAATGATTATGGGGGCTATGTTCCTTGGTATGGTGCTAGGTATGATTATAATGGTGCTGTGTTGTGTAAAGCACAAACAGGACGGATACTACAGAGTCACTACACGAAACAGGTCTGAGGAACTTGAGCTAGTCCCACAGCACGATAATCTACACAAAGGCAATCTTTCAGATGCTAGATTTGAAATTGGGTTGGATAGCGATGAATGAATTAAAACTTTCTGCGTTTACTAGGCCTCGCAGTGGTATACAGGTTTACAGTATAATGTTTCACAGTTTCCTGGTCCTCCTCAGCCTCATCCTCAGAGTATTCTTCCTGCGAAATGTATTCATCGCTGTATACACTGTAGTTATCTTCATCTTCGGTTTCATCACCGCTGACCCACTCTTGTTCTTCCCTAAATGAGTGAGTACTAAGGCGGCCGTATCTGTGGATGACCTTGTGAAGAGCGGGACGCAAGATGGCTGTGGTGGCCATATTTGTGGCTAAGATACGAATAATGTGACTAAAATGTTATATACTTATCAAACTAGTAATTACGCATCCAGATCACAACAACAATACTAGTAACAATCACTCCCGCTGTAATAAGAAATCCTAACAACAAAGTATCTTCGTTCTCAACTTCCACATATTTTATTTCGTGATCAGGTGTTGCATGAGAGTAGTTGTACGTCTCAAGCTTGAAATCATTAGATAGCCCCGACGCTGAAGACTCTAGATAAACGTGGTCAACTGTTGTCAGTCGGCGCCGACTTGCGGAGTCTGACCAAGTAACTGTAATCTGCGCTCTAATATTGTCTTCAACAAACAACTGCGATATCATTTGAATTGTAAACAGAATATCGAAATTGCGGACATCTGTGTAGACAAACGATGTCGTGTGCAAATACCTGTCAATCATGTTCACCCATGGGCACCCAGACTGTGGGCAACTGAGGCGCTCCCAAACAACTGTAGCAACAATAGTGTCAAACAACCCAATAACATGTTCTGAAAGCGTTTGTCCCCCAAGTTGCCTGAAATCATCTAACTGATAATTAAGCCGATAGGCGGTGTTGAAGTTAACAACGTTGTATTGGGTTATTGTGTCGCCGCTTACCACAGACTGTGTCCAGTCAGAGGACACGATCGTGTATGTGCCGATATCACCATAAACCTGATGTTGCTCCGACTGTGAAGGCACAACCAGCCCACCGTCGTTCTGTTCAACTGCCATCAGTGCGGCAAGGCTTGCAGTAGGCAAAACATTCACTGTGCCACCTAAGTCAACAGTCAGATCTACCACCTGCCATGTCCTACGACACTGACTGATGTGGTCAGTAGTGTAGATGTTCTCAACATATGCAAAACTATCCGCATATTTGTACGCGTGATGCTGGAATTGAGATGTAGAACAGTCCGAAAGAGTCAAGTTTGTATAGCACGTTGTCGTGCCGAGATAGAAATTGTACGTAGTTGACCCATTTGCGTGTGTTGTGAAATTGGCACAATTTGTTGGATCAACCACAATTTCATTAAACATCAAGGAGTCCTTAAGTCTTGTGCGGCATTCTGGGAAATCATCTAGATGATGGAAAGGATACTCGCGAACAGTAGTAAATGTAGTCCATGCACTGACGGTCGTGTAGCCAGGGTATCCTTCATTGTTGTAGAACAGGAAAGCGGAGTCCCAATTCATGTAGGGATCAACAGTAAATTGCGCATTGCTTTCGTCATATCCAGTAATGGCGAGGTCGATGACACCGCCGCCTTCGTTACCTTGGAACCCAATTGGTGGCTCGGCGCAATCCAAATCCGCGATTGCGCTCTTAGTCGGCGATGTTGTCGGTGAATTGGTAAAGAAATTACAGATGCAGATACACTGCGAATCAGCGGAACAATCTGCATTGCCGTTCGTGTTGTATACGAGATACTCACCCTCAACAGTACAGCCGCGGGTCTTAGATAATCCAGATATGATCTTAAATTCCTTATCAGTGAAATCTAGTGCATGATACCTCGTAGGTACACTTTGCCCTGCCATGCCATCACACAGCGCATAACCTTCTCCATAAAAGAGAGATTCGCACTGACTGTGATCTTCACATGTGCCAGTAGTCTTCAATTGGATTTCGTCACCAAGTGCAAGCATCTGAGATATTTGGTCACCGATGCTAATTGTAGGCGACGCAGTTGTTGGTGAACTAGAGGGGGCTCCAGTTGTTGGAGCTCCAGTTGTCGGAGTGCCAGTGGGTGCTTCAGTACCTTCTTCGGAACCACCTCCGACCGACCCTACCACGTAAATTACAAACCTAAAGGATTCGTCGATTGAGCACATAGTTTCACCCGCAGCGCCGTCAATTGTACAACTATTCGATGTTCCACGCTCGCTGTAGGTAGTGGTATGGTAGCCAGTACTTTCTGTCAATGTAGTAGTTGTAACATCGAAAATACGTCCGTTGATCTTGAAAGATGCTTCGTCTTCAAAGTAGTAATTATCAGCAGTCGTAAGTTCAATTTCGTCTCCTTCGAACTCAGGTTTGTCAACAGCCTTAAAATCCATCTCACTTCCTTTGTATCGACTTGTCGTTACGATACCACCGTTGTCAAAGGAACGAACGAGTGAGTCGGTTTTCTTGATCCGTAGTGGGCGGCCACGGATCTTCGGCCTGTGCAGAACATTACGTTTAAGCTTCTTCTTACGGTCCTTAATCGCATTTTTGAACGATGTTCTATCGAGGAAGAGGTCCTTAAATTGAATTGTGCCTGTCTGAACTCCGAGTGTAACAGCTATAGCTTCAAATGCATCCGCCTCGTCATCATCATCTTCATATGTTGCGCATCGGGCAAATTCGCAATCTCTATCAATAACCCGATAACGTTGCCCAGTGCCATCACTACAGTACTTTACGTCTTCACCACACCCGGTTGGTGATAGCGTTGGAGAATGGCTCGGTGCGTATGTAGGAGCAACACTCGGTGATCCAGTGGGGTAAATTGTAGGCTGTGCCGTTGGGTCCTCAGTATCCTTAGCCTCTGTTGGGTATGCTGTCGGCGAGTTAGACGGTTTACTGCTTGGGGCAGATGTTGGTGAGGATGACGGTGCCGATGTTGGCGCATGCGACGGCGCTGTTGTCGGTGTTGCAGTCGGTGAGTGAGTTGGTGTCGACGTCGTTGGCTCAGCTGTAGTAGGAGATTGTGTTGGGGATGACGTTCTCTCTATCATACATTGGCAACACATAGCGCCGAATGTAGGCGACATCGTAGGAGCAGCGGTACAGACACCCGGGGTGCAGGTATCAGGGAAGAGGTCCGTATTGGGCATTGGGTCATTGGTGTTGCAACGGTCCGAAATGTATTGATTAAGCTCCGCGCATACACGGCACGCGCCGTCGAAACGAACTTGTGTTGATGGGTTACACAGGCATGGGTCAGAAGGCGTTGCTGCATCACAGTATGTGATTACAGCTTCTGGGTTTGACTCCTGCTTGACTACCACCGATGTTGTGACAATGGCGTCGGATGCTAGTGCTTCAGCAACGAAACTAAGACCCTCATCTACAGACTCTCCTGTTAATCCATTATCCTCAATCTCTACAGTTTGAATTTCAGGCGGTGTTGTCAATGCATTACTCATAGTAGTCAGTGCGGTAGATAGCTCTGATGCTTCTACCTCTAGTGTATAAACCGCGCCGCTAAACTGCAAATTGTAAGTTGACTTGAATGTGTCGTATACCGCTCCTCCCCCCGTCATATCGAACACTACACTGACGGTCCCCCCACTGAGATATCTCCCATGAGCACCCAATCGCCTGTTAGTGGAACATGTTACGGTAGAGTGCGCACATGCTGCGTTACAATCCGTAGTGTCTGGGTCACACTCAGTATCATATTCACTTGCCGTTGCACCTGAAGCTGCTTGGTCTTCGGCGCTCATCTCCTCCATCACCTTAACATCCGCCTTGACAACAGTAGGCATAGTAGGAGCTTGTGTGGGGGCCTCAGTAGGATACTCCGTGGGAGTTCGTGTTGGGTAGGCTGTTGTTGGCGCGGCAGTCGTCGGACTAAATGTAGGAAACGAAGTCGGTGATTTGGTTGGGTTTTCAGTGGGGCTTGTGCTTGGCGAGTGACTGGGATTCTGGGTAGGTGAGGTGGAAGGCGATGTTGACGGAGAAGCAGTTGGCTCAGTGGGAGCCAATGTAGGTGCGGCTGATGGTGCCGCAGTTGGGTCTTCGGTATGCGGCATGGTTGGCTTGCGTGTTGGGAATTTAGTTGGCTGATTAGTCGGCGATCCGGTTGGAGCGTTTGTCATCCCAATAGATACCTTGGCCTTCATTCCACCAGCACAGTGCCCTGGCTTGCAGCACACAAAGTAGTAGTGGTTGCGCCCAGGCGGTGTGTAGAAGTGGGGCCCATCGTCATCCCCAGCAAGTTCGGTTGATCCAGTGCAGTCGCATGAATCAAATGCGGCCTGAGTACTCACACGATGTACGTTCTGGCCACCGTCGTAGTCAAAATAAAGTGTGCTTCCAAGCGGCAACTCAATGTCAGCATGCGACTCACCCGGAGCCCAGTCAAAGTGGTGGTCAACATGTGGCGTGGGAGAGTTGCTTGGTGCATTCGACGGGAACGATGTTGGTGAGAACGATGGACGAAAAGTAGGTGCTTTAGACGGTGCTGACGAATCAGTGGGAGAGGGCGACGGCGCACCTGTTCCGACTAAGCCAATTATCTGCATTTTTGTCCACCCCCAGTAGTTGTTGCCAGTGTCACCGCTGAGGAAGAACACCATGGTGAGGTACGGATCCGCGACGATCGGTGGGTCGAACGACACATCGACCCATTCACCGACTGTCATTAGCCTGTTGGGGCCGATGCCACACCCAGTACCTTGCCTCGTCGTCGTATGCGTGTTGGCCCACGCCGCCGTTCCCAGCCCGTCACCCGTCACGCTGCCGCATGTTGCGGCCGCAGTGTCGTCGCCGAACTGCACCCAGCTGTTGTAGTACAGGCCGCCCAGCATCTGGAACCGGACCATGTCGATCCGCGTCGTTGCGTCGAACGTGAACCGAAGGTAGTTCTCGGTTCCGCAGCCGTTGTTGATCCACATGTTAAAGCCCTCGTCGCTGAAGAGTTCGTTGATAAACACGATCCCGTCATTGTTAATCTGTTTGGCGGGGCGTTTCGGGCAGTCAAGGAAGGCCGCGACCGGGGGCGGGAGCACGCCGGCAAACGTTGGAGATTCCGTTGGAGCGGCCGTCGGAAGGGCAGTAGTAGGGGACGCGGTCGTAGGAGAGGTCGACGGCGCCCACGTTTCGGCTAAGCCAAATATCTGCATTTTCGTCCACCCCCAGTAGTTGTTGCCCGTGTCGCCGCTGAGGAAGAACACCATGGTGAAGTACGGAGCCGCGGCGATCGGTGGGTCGAACACAACATCAACCCACTCGCCAACTGTCATTAGTTTGTTGGAGCCGATTCCGCACCCAGTACCTTGCCTCGTCGTCGTATGCGTATTGGCCCACGCCGCCGTTCCCAGCCCGGCACCCGTCACGCTGCTGCATGTTGCGGCCGTAGTGTCGTCACCGAACTGCACCCAGCTGTTGTAGTACAGGCCCCCAAGCATCTGGAACCGAACCACGTTGATCTGCGTCGGTGCGTCGAACGTGAACCGAAGGTAGTTCTCGGTCCCGCAGCCGTTGTTGATCCACATGTTAAAGCCCTCGTCGCTGAAGAGTTCGTTGATAAACACGATCCCGTCATTGTTAATCTGTTTGGCGGGGCTTTTCGGGCAGTCGAGGAAAGCCGCGACCGGGGGCGGGAGCAAGATTGGTGAAACCGTTGGATTCGACGTCGGGTTCGATGTGTCGCCCGGCTGCGTCGGTGCGGTCGTGGTCGGAGAACTCGTTGGAGCATTTGTTGGTGCGTCCGTAGGCGGTGCCGTATTAGAACAAATGCCCTTCTTTTGTGAACTGAATGCAGCCGCAGTGGATTGATGATTGTAACGCATGCCGTAGCTTGGGTAGGAATGACATCCATAAGGTTCTGTATGGCTGGCCCAAGAAGGATAAGGCGTTCCAGGCATACCTAACATCGAGTATCCTGTACCGCTCGTAGAGTATCCAAAGTTACCGATCTGAAGTGCGACTGCTTTGCATAGCTCTGGATTGAAGTCGAACAGACCACTCGCCGAGCAGCCCACGCCTGATGTTGCCTCGGTGTATCCAATCGTCGGTGGCGGCGTAGGCGGTGGTGGAGGCGGCGGCGGCACGCCCTTACAGATGCATGACAGAACCGGCCAGTTCGCTGCGTGGTGAGAAGCAATAGTCCCGTCGCTAAAATACTCGAACGCGCAATTGACCGTAGGTGGGTCTTGTGGATTCCACAGAGCACCACTTGGGTTGCGGATAAAGCACCCACTTGGATAATGGATTTTGTTAGGGGAGGTGCTGAGGTCGGCCACCCCCGTGCCGAGTCCTAGCAGGTTTAGGTTAGCAATAGCCTGGCACTCCTCTTTGGTTAACATCTGCGCGCAGGATATCGGATCCTGTGTCTCGTGCCAGTCAAAGGTCGTGCCACTACCGGTCGTAGCTGTGCCGGAGGCGCACGTAGCACCGCCGCTACAAGTATCGCGGTGTGTTGATCCGCCCATGAGCTCGCGGCTGTGGTTCACTGTGATAACCGTAGCGTTATCAAACGATGCGGCGACGACAACTTGCACAAAACATACAGTGGCCAAGCAGCAAATAAAACAACGCATTATTATTGTACTATACTTGTCTTAAGTAAAACAAAATTATTATATACTATGTAAAAACTAATAAGGAGGGCTATCAAGGCCACATGGGCCAAAGCTATCAGCTGTAAATCCGTGCGTATCTGCCCCAAATTCGGCCTTACACGCGCTTTCACAAGTTGCATGTGTAGCCTTATCCACGACTTCACTGACTACATGATGAGTGACGTTCTGGCCTAAAACACAGTGATACACTGTCCATGCATAGTAGTCGCACCCTGAAATAGATAGCTTGATATCGTCCACACCCGGAACCACGTGTTGTGTCGGTCCAGGTACTTGAAGTAAGATCTTTTTATCAACTTCCAATGTAATGTCGTCAGCAGCAACACCTTGCGGGCATTCTACTGTTGACGTAAAAGTGGCCCCCTGTGGACCACATGAATTTGACTCGTAGTCAACCCATTCTGATGAAGGGTCAAATAGATGTGAGAACGATTCTGCAGAAGTCCTGATATTATCGTCACCAATCATGTACCGATAGTTTCGACAAAGTGCAACATAACCAGCGTAATCGCCCGAACTACCACTGGGAGACTGGTGATAGTTGATGAGGTAATTATGACTGTTATCTGTGGTGTCATGCTGATAGGCGCACCCCCTTGGTGCATTCTCTACATTGAAATGACCTTTAAAGGACAGATGTTCTGTAATTGCTAGATGTCCGTAAAGTTCCACAAATGCATTGTAGCAGTCAAATTGGTCAAGAATGTCGTGGTCTGTAGGACACTGGCTACCGTCCCCATAAACATAATAGTGTGGCCACCCATATTCCGTTGGATTGTTCGTTGGAGAATTAGTAGGGGGTGTGGGTGCTTTCGTGGGACTCGTCGTAGCGGGGCATGTCGCTGGTGTGCACCCAGCAGGATAGCTGAAGAGAAGAGACCCTGGGCACGCAGCCAAAGCAGCGGCCTGTAGAGCTGTACAGTCTTTGCATGTGCCGTCATGTTTGCGCTCTGTCGCTGGGTCACAGAGCGTAACGGCTGCGCCAGTAGACTCGGTAACTACAGAGACTGTTTCTGCCGCAACCCCACTATCGACAAACGCTTGTGCTACAATATTAGAAGCCTCCTCCACAAACGCAGCATTTGCGCCAGCATCGTCTATTTGCACACTCTCAATTGTAACTGTATACTCTTCCTTAAATTCATTGATAACTGTAGCCAGGTCTTCGGCATCGACAGTTGCCTCGACAGTTGTTGACGTCACACTTAGTGTTGCATCTGTAGAAATCAGTGTGGCAATTTCTGCGAGATTACCAGCGACAATGTTGAAGACAACTGTAAATGTCGACAGACGTCTGCGCCTATCACCTGATGCGACACAGGTAGTATCTGCCCGAGCACATGTCGCATCACAGTTCTCTGTGCACGATGTTGTAATACTTTTGACAGTAGCTCCTGTATTCGCGAGTGTGTCGTCGTCAGGTATTACGGGGAGACTCATTGAAGTTTTGACCTGGACTGGTGTGACTGTAGGGGCACCTGTTGGTGCACTACTAGGGGCATGTGTTGGTTTCTCAGTGTCGCCATAGTGTGTCGGAGATGCAGTTACAGGAGAGTTTGTAGGCGCGTTGCTTGGGGATCCAGTAGGGGCGTTAGATGGGTAGACAGTAGGTGATTGCGTAGGGTAATTTGTGAGACAATTCGGCTCGATTCTAATACACGTGTCTGACGCAAACGCGAGTGGCAGCAATGCTGCGATGTACAGGAATTTTAGCATGTTGTATTCGTCGTTATGTACCAGACATTTTCTTTATATATCGGCTGATGGTGTCAGCATCGGCTTTATTACACGCTCGTCCTTGTCTATAAATTTCAACAGTCGCCAAGAAGGATTTCTTCCGTTTCTTTTAACGTTCTGGATCCATGATTCGTTTCGCATGTATGCAATAGTGGTGATAATGGCAGCAAACATGCTCCCTGCGACAGATGCAAGTAAAAACGAAAAATTGGACACAATCCCAAGAACGTTAAGGAACATGCGTAGATTGCTCCACACGTCATACAAAATAAGAATGATGTACATCGACCATGGTCGTTCCTTCTTATTGAATACTCGTGTCATTTGATCACCACCAACATCGTATATCATTGCAGTAAAGATTGGTCGAATAAGAACACCGTTGAATACGGACAAGAAGGCGTTGAAAAAAAATATACTGCATAGCATCCATGTCTGCCAATCTTCAAGTAGCCTGTTTAGAATGACAACATCCGTGAATGTAAAATACGGGTCATCCTGTATATCCCATTCTAAAAGTATCGCGATAGTTGTGATGAACAAGAGCAATGTAAAGCATCCTGTGCCCCAAACTGCAATCTCGTATGTTGTTTCCATGAGGTATATATTTAACTAGACGGCACTGGTACTTATATGTTTCATTAAAATGAGTCAGCTTGGTCGACCAACGCAGAACAACAAAACTTTTAGACCAGATTTTATAGACTCGGTGGAAAGAGAGTACAGTCTGCTCAGTGAATCGGAATTAAAATTGTATGAAGACACAACAAGAATGTTGCCAATGAATTTTCGGTTGCCCAGGAGAACACCGGTGGAGAACCGAGCGCCTCCGCCACAGATTGGGCAATTTCTTCTACTTGCTCACCCACAAACTAAGGAAATAACTGCTAAAGGAAAGGTTGCTGAGATCTGGCTAACGGCCCGGAGTAACTGTGGTTTGATTTTTATCACTGATTTTTCACGTTTTACAAATAGCAGTGTGGAAGATAGTAATGATCAGAAGAAGGAAGCTAACTAAAAGTTGCAAACCGACAGATATGTAATAGTATTTAGTATATTTCGAGTGAGCCTTGTCTGCCATGATAGCATAAACAAAACCAAGCATTTCAATAACGACGTAAAGAAAGTGTGTGCCAATAACAAAACTAGAAAATACGTCCTTCTTAGTATGGTAGAAAAAGACAAACATCCACGCCGCAAGCAACGATATTCGCAGGCCAATAAACACGATGGCGCGTCTACGCCAAAGTGCAACTTGTCCTTTGTTGTCTGTAGATTCTTCCATGTAGTCAAAAAGGATAAAGTTGACACACACTGAAAAAATGTAAAAAGTCATTAGAACAACATGGAACCAAACAGTGAACATTAAACTTAGTTCATTGGCACAGTATTGCTTGTGTATTTCTGAATATCCGAGAGCTATGCCCCACACCACAGAAAATGCTAGGCTAAGAAACACAAGCACCGCGGTCTGTGTTGGATTCTTCATGTTGGGGTATATAAACTATTCCTCTTCAGGAATATAATGCAACAAATATATAACTTCTGTTTGCATTGCTGCCGTGTTATTTACTAGTTGCCATTTATTTTGTAGTGCGATCTTTAGAAATTGACAAAACCCTATGTGTTCATGATGCTTTTTCACTCTCGTGAGAAGTTCCAATGCCCACATGTATTTCTCACTGTTTGCTTCACGATCTTCTTTGTCGTATGACAGGTATACCACACAATGTTTTCTAGCCTCGACCGACACCATCATGTAAGACCTATCCATGAAAACCTAACTCCTCGTTTTGACAGGAAAAAGAAGGTGGTACAAGCAAATAAGGTATTTCGCAATGTTTATATGTGTTTCGCCTTCACCACACTTCACTTCCAGGTTAACCAATTCATTGATACTGCTTACCCTACTAATGACATTCTCATCCAATTCGTCTAAATGTTCCACACTAGCCGCTGCTCGCAAACTCTCCAGATATTCCATTATTTGTAACCTAATTGTTTCCGGATCTCGAGTTGTTTTCATATTTTTGTTTTTGTTCGAAGAGGTTAGTGTGCCGGGAGGGATAACTATTCGTGACGCAGGTATCGCTGAGGACTTAGCAGTTTCAAAGTTGTAATAGCGAAGGGTAGTGTTTAACAAAGATACCGATTGTTTTGCAATTTTGTACGCGCATTTTTCCTTTAGTGGCCCCCTACCCAGGTACGACGGAGAAACAATAGGAATGACATCAACACCGTTTGGCAAGATTTGGTCGTTAAATCGCACATGTAAGTGTTTGTTCTCCAACCTCCATAGCTCTGAACACATAGGGGTTGTCAATTTCTTTAGCTCTCCACCAGATGAATTTTGATAGTAGCATTCGATACCATCTCTCTCCCTAATCCAAAAGAGATTACATTCGTTGATTAAATGCTTGTTTGATATAATTTCGCCATACCTTAAGACTTCGCCAACCTGTGCTAAGTCCGCGCACCTGGGTCTTTTGCTAGTCATGAAAGCTATAAGTTGTTTTCTGCCCCAATAGTTAATATATACACCATGTCTGCAAAGTATGACGAGGTCACAAACTTTACTCAGTATGTGATGGACACGCTTTTTGGTTCTAATAAATGTAATTCAATTCAACGAATTCAATTTAGTTGTAAACGTAAACAGATAATTGAAAAATTGAACATCTTTTTCAGTCAGAATAATTTTAGCATGGCCCAAGTGTTTGATATTCTTCTTGAGAGAGAAGGACTTTTTGTTTACAAGTGCAAGAGGTCAGCTGCCCCCGTCAGGTGCGCAGTGAGTGACGATATCTGTCATACTTTTGACGAAATCCATCTTATTTCACCAATCACAAGCAGCAGCATTCTAGTACGAACGGATATCACAGATGTTATCTGCAAGCTTCACACTTTTATCCACTGGCAATCTTTCGTCATTTGTACGATGTACTCGTCTGAAAAAATCGACCATGTCAAATTATTTGAAGAATTTAGTGTTTTACTGAATTTTGTCAATGCACTGTGTACACACAAGTAAATTATATAAGGAGGTGTAATGAATAATTTGAACAGACAATGGATCGTTCTATTCCTCTGAAAGGTCTTCAGATCCAGGCACTATCAAATCTATGGAAAGAAGAACCAGTTTTGCGAGGATGCCTTAATCGTATTATGCAGGCAGTATTTGCAGGAGGCGTAACAATTGAAGGTGGGGAACCAACACCTGATTTCCAACATTATCTGTCAGAGTACTGGGTACCCTTCGGGTGTGATCTCATCACAAACTTTGTTTTGTACGGATATTGTCCATACATCATCAATAAGAAACGGATTTCATCGCGACCTAAGCGTTTCATACAATATCCAGTTGCTCTTCCGATTGGTACGTATGAAATCCGTGTTGATTGTAACAAGGATTACGAGCGAGTATTCAAAGTATTTCAACGAAATTACAGGAATCAGCCTATCGATCTCCGCAACCCTGACACCAGAGTCAAGATGGTGTTTTTTAATTACGCAACAATGCCATCAATTCGGGGTGAAATTCAGACTGACCTGGCTTCATTATTGACAACAATCCATAACACTGATGAGCATGAAGAGTATGCGTTGCGCGCGGAAGCAATTATTTCAAACCCGACTCTTTTCATCCAAAGCAAGGCAGATAACCGCACTTTCGAAGAAGTAAGCCATCTTCGTGCATTTGATAACACAGATGTCGAATGGGCACGAGACGCCAAGAGAAAACGAGGTACTATTGAGAACTACGAGAGCATGATACATTCTGCATCAACTGCATCATCTGCCAATCATGAAATTCCAATGATCTCGAGTCGAACAGGGCGCATGTTCCCAGTGCATAAAAAATTGTGGCAAAACAACATCTTTGCAATACCAGAGGGCACAGAGTTCTCATCAAATGTCCCACAGCCAAGTATGCGTAGTGATATTGAGTCTATTATCCGGCACAAGGAAGATCTCCTCTGCGGTGTTGTCGGAGTTCCACGTGGGCTACTAATGGGCGATGTTGCTGGCCAGGCCCAGGCGGCTCAGTCCGAATCGCAAAACGAGACTTTCAGGCGCACGGTTGATACGCATAAAGATGCAGTGCTTCGATGCTTCAAAATGGTATACAGTGAAATTTTTGGACAAGAAGAACAGATAACTCTTCCAGGAGTTGCTGTCACCGCTCTTGAGGACATTTACAGCGCATATGACCGAGGTGTTATTGGTGCTGACACAATGGGTGGGTTCGTGATGAGAAGCATGAACACGTCTAAGAATAACATAGACAACGAGCGTTTGCAAAAGTTTGACAAGCACCACGTGAAAACGATTATGGAGAACAAGGTCCCCCAAGATTTGTCTAAGGGCGCTGTTGATAAGACAGATGACCCAAAGAAGAAGAAGAAGCCAAAGAAGAAATAGTTACTTAAAAGACTTTACTATAATCTAAGGAGTTGTCTATTTTTAAACTGCACTGTAAATAATCTCTCACACTCGCAAGCAAGTTACCCTCGAGGTTATCGCCTCCCCCTCCACGCGAGACACCCAGCAGTGGGTCGTCGGTGTCACACACGAGCGTGAAGTCATCCGTAGCAACGAGAAGCCTCATGAGGTCTTTGTTTTGTGAGAACTTCGCCATCATGCCGCTGAACATAACTCGCGGCATGACGACCATCCATTGTGATACGCCCCTGGTCGAAATGAACTTCATGAGTGAATTCGTCTTGCTGATCATTGTGCTCGGTTTTGTGCAATCCATAATCTCCTTGAACTGTGTCCCACCCATTCCAAAAAAGATCAGTTTTTGCGCGCACATGTACTGGTCGATGCAGCTGTAGACAACGCCGCCGTATTCGAACGTCCACTTCACCCCCATGTACTTGTGTCGCTGGCCACGTGGCAATGTGAGGTCGTAGGGAAAAGAGCTTGAGAATTCGGCGTACGTGCCAAAATACGAACTAGGTAGAAAGCACTTGTGTTTTTTGTTGGTCCCACTTGGCCTGTAGCCAATCGACCTTGCCAAGTTATAGTTGTCTTTCAGTCTTTCGGTCTTCGCCCGTGCCTCTACAGCTTTTGACGCCGATCTTGTCTTAATCATAATTTTTTCCTCAAAAGCCGTGGTCGCTCAGGGCATCTTCATCGTCGGAGATTACATGTTCTGCTCCTACCTGAGGTGCAATCATTTCAGCAATTCTTTCATCCATCCTTCGGCTACAAGCAGATTTTTTATTTGGATCGACCATGCCTATCGCAACAAAGTCCCTGTCATCCCACTGTTTTTTTAATTTTTCGTCAGTGAGAGTTTTTAACATGCGTGAACGAGCTTCAGTTTTAATTTCAAGTTCATCTAATTTGGCTGTTAGAGAACCTAGTGTACCTACTGACTGGTCGTCACGGCCTTCATAGTCGTCATCGTCGTCATCATCCGATGAACTTGTATAATCGTCCGGCGGCGGCAGTAGCGGCTCCACCGGCAGCAGCGTCTGCAGCGGCTCCAGCTCCACCAGCCTCGGGGGCGGCAGCCGATTATCTCCATACTCGGTCAATTTCTCCACAAGTAACTCCGCCAACCTATTTTGCATTTCCTCCTTCTCTGCCCTCTCTCTTTCGCGCCGTTCTATCCGCTCGGCTTCTTCCTGCTGTCTCCGTATTTCCACCAATTTTTGGCGATGCAATTGCCATTTTCGGCGCAACGGATCTTGTGCCTTCTCCTCTTTCTCCTCACTCACTGCATCCCGTTCTTTACTTGCTTTATCCCAATCTATCGTAGTATCTGCTACATTCGTTAGTTTATTGTCAGGCCATTCTGGATTCGTTGCATTCTCTGTAGATTTTATTCTGATAGTATTTTGGATGTCTCCGATTAAAGTATCGACTGGTAGTGGTGGTGGTAGTTGTTGTATAAGACTATCGCTGCAGAAATTAATTTTCCACGTATTAATAAAAGTGACGAATTCACCCCGTGCAAGTGCAAATACTTCCTTAGTCAGATCCGCAAGGGATCTACGTATCTTTGCGACTTCGTCCGCACTGGCAAGTGTTCGTGCCGCAACACCTTCAATGGAATTACGCAGGTTAATACTAACAAAATCGTTTAGTTCTCGCAGTGAAACATTCGATGGGTTTATCGCTGTCTTCAATTTAACCTGCACTCTTTCTGTAGACAAACAAGCTTTCCCAGGCTCACATGCCTTAGAGTAGTTCTCTTCATCTGTACTAATTACATCGTACAACAACTCAAATGATGCATCTATACCGAACCCAAATTCATCTGCCCAATTTTTCATAGATTTGAATTCATCAACTCCGTCAGCAGTTCTTTCTTGTACAGCAGCCCGAATCTTTGCAGTAATTTCAGCATAGCGTCGCTTGATGCCAAAGTAATTCTTAAATGCGGCAGACTGTATAGACTCAGCAATATGAACTTGTTCACACTCTTCTTTGCACACAGTGTCAACATACTCAGTAAGAGTTAGTTGTGCATCATAATAGGATTTGAAAATCTCATATTTGCACCAGTCGGAGTCGTTGACACCACCTGTAGTTTCACACAAAACTTTCGGGTATTTATCTGCAACTCCCCACTGTTCAAACACGTTTTTACTTAATGTTGGCGGGAATAGGTTACGAAGGCGCACCTTGTCCATGTAATTGACATTTGAAGATGCTATGATCATATTAACATACCACCCTAGGTCTCCCAGTACAAAGATTCTCTTTAACTGACTCCGCTTTGTCTTTGCTTTAAACTTCTGCATATCTTCCACTGTAAGTCCTGGGATAGGTTGACCGCGATTGTCCCGGAATCTACCTGTATTTTCATCAGAAAGGTAGCGTATAACATCGCTCTTAAAGAAACAACTCTCTAGAAAAGCATACATCTCGGAGAATACCGCACATGCAGGGTAATACACATTATTCCCAGCAGCATCTTTGTACTCAGTCATGTAGAAAACTAACTGATGGTAAAAGGAGCTGTTCATATCCCACGATGGGATCTGAGTAGCCCTTGCTTTGAGTTTATTTTCTTCCATTTTACGACGTTCTCGCTGGAACATTGCCCAGTATTTCTGAACACCCTGCTTGCGATTGTAATTTGGATCACTCATAATGGAATATTATTTAAACTCTAGCGACCTCTGTCTATTATATATCATCTTTAATGGTTTGTGTCACGTCAAAAAGTCAGATCGAGCGGTGCTCCTCGGGTTCCAAATTGATCGAATGGCTGACAATAAGCATGTGGCAGAGACACCAGCTATCTCTTATTTTTCAGCTCCACCTCCATTCGCCAAATGTTCTCGCGCGCATGTTTTTGACGAACAAACCTGAGTTCACAATTACCGCAACGCACATTACGTGGTATAAGCTGGTTATTCCGTATTCAGCGCTGTTGCCACATGCAATCTGTATAATTCAGAATATACACAGGTTACACAGGGAGCGACGGAATATATTCCACGAGACAATTACTAATTTGTATACGATGAAGTACGAAAAATGCATCTACAATACATTGATCGAGCAAATGTTCGACTCCAAAATTGCAATTTTGTGCATTGCTGCATTTTTTCCAACAGCAGTCCCCATGATATACGATGAACTACGGGACATAAAAGAGGAGCATCGTGATGATATAAGTATAATTCAGTCTGTAGATAGCATCGTTTTAACGTAATGTGTGATTGCTGCGTTGGTCCATTCTGTGTTAGGAAACGTCCTCGCGGCATTGATGATTTTGCAAAGCAATCATCTATCAGTAAGAAATGTAGAACAGACAAATCAGTTAAGAGACTAAATGATATTATCGAGCGCAAAAACTCATCACAAAGCACCAATGAGAGCACTAACCTCGACGACGAGACCTCTCATCGAAACAAAATAATAGATTGGGGGGCGGTAATCGATGTCATGGTTGGATTCTACAAGAGACAGGAGTCAAAATTAGCTTCGAAGAATAAACCCATACCTCTGTGGAAATCCTATACGAAGGACCATATGGAAGCACAAAATTCTACTGGTGATTCGAGACTTGCAGCGCTGCGTGGCGCTCTCGCCCATCTCGATATCAAATATTGCCGTAGCAAGCATCAGCGACTGTTTCACGATGCGTTTATTGCATCCTGTATTAGAAACATATATCGAGATGAATATTCGTCGTGTTATTTGAGAATCCTAGAGGAAAATAATTGGTCAGAGTGTCGCCAAGAGGTCTTTATCTGCTGTCCTCGTCGTTTTGGAAAGACGTTTGCGGTCGCAATGTACTGTGCTGCCTATGCAATGACCCAGGATGAACAGCGGATATGTATTTTTAGTCCAAGCAGGAGGCAATCCAAGATGCTGCTAGACCAAATCAAGAAATTTGTGTGTGAATACGAGAATGCCAAGGACCTCATCATTAAGTTTAATCAAGAAGAACTATGGCTACAAGGGCCCGGAGGTGCTAATGATATTAGGGTGATATGTTCATATCCAAGTAAGGTCAGTGTTCACTTCGCATACTTTACGCGCAAACACATCTCATACATCCTAGTCAAATCCCTCTCCTCCTTCAAAAGCTCCTCCCGAAATCCATCCATAAATTCCTTCACCCTTCCCTCCTCCGCACAATCACTGTAAGTATGCATGAGTTCATGCGCTGGTTTGATGAAATTGTTGAAGATGTATGTGCACAACTCCGACGTATGCCAATCATCTTGCTCAACTTCGTTTTTGGAGATGGACATCGCAAGGTCAGTGAATTGTGGCGAAGGTGAGTAGTCTACGGTAGAGTTCTTGTTGTTTACCGCATATTGGTAAAATCCCCATCGATCACCATGGACAATAAAGTCTCCGATATCATCACTATCGTCGTCGGGTACATCAGCAACAGTGCGCGTGTCGTCCTTGTACTCTGGTTTCCCTATGTTATCTTCTACATAAGCTATGAGGTCATCGTCCGCAACATTCGGGGGCACCCAAGCTAGCCTGCATTCGTATGGAAGTACCGATGCGGCCGGAATATCAATGGTTTCGCCAACAACTGCGTATAGCTCATCATATTCCTCATAGTTTGTTCGCCGCTGATCGTCAGGTACGTTGCGAAAAGGTTGCACTTCAATCATCTTCTTGTTATCTCCTTTGTTTACCCAAATGCTGTGGATTTTCCCCCACCAGATTTGCCCATGTTTCCGAAATTGTATATAATGCAAACAAGCGAAGACGATATTGTCGAGTTTAAAGCCGTGGTAATACAGTGCCTCGTCAGTTTCCGACGCCGGTTCTTCGGGGAGCAGTGTAATACGAGGAGGCATGTCTATCAGTAAGGAAAAATCAAACAAGGTCTTCTTCGATCTTGAGACTAATGGGTTCAACGGGAGCGGTTCTATTTATAATTGTTTCCACCGCATCATTCAGATCAGCGCGAGAATCCATGACAAGTCCTTTGTCACATACGTCGATCCTGAGGTCCATATTCCTGCACCATCCACGAAAATCCACAATATAACTGACAGCGATGTCAGCGGCCAAGGAACATTCTATCACGCATTTGGGCGTTTTCTCGAGTTCATCTACGAAAACACTGATCACAATGAGCATACTGTACTCGTTGCTCACAATGCTTTTGGATTTGATATTCCAATGCTTCAGAAAGAGGCGCAGCGAGTGGGACTCTCCATCCCACCAGAATTTTACGTCTATGATACACTCCCTGTTTATCGCCGGGAGTTTCCGCTTAAGGATTCTAAAAAGCTTGGAGATCTTTACGCAGAATTCTTTGGGCGGGAAATGGAGAACGCACACGATGCGTTGGCGGATTCTATTGGGCTTCAGGAACTATTTTGTGAAGAGCTATACGCTGAGAAGTTTGATACGTCCGATATTTTCTCGCTCAGCACGTACAATGTTTTTCAGAACGACCAACCTGTTCAAGATATTTGCGGTATTGGCCCGGCTACTGCGTGGAAGATTGGGAAATATACGCACACAGCTGAACCACTTCTACGCGATCTGCGTAAACTTATGAGCGGCAAGACAGATGAAGAGATCGACTGTTTCATTCGAGAGGAATTCAACCAACACCAAGAGTCTTACGTATTTTCAATCTGGTACGCTATTACAAACGGTCACGGGAGGCCACCATCTTTCTTCTTTCAAGAGTTCTCGCAGAAGACGAGATTCCCATTCTGTGATAAGGCGTTTCGATCGTATTGGAACGACGCTGGCGCTGCTACACTAGAGTCAGCAAACATCCGGTCTGTGGAGATGTTGCGACGCTACTATTACTATGTTCTCCAGGAGAATGATGAGGAGCTGAAGAAATTTGCAAATGTTATTTCTACTGATTTTCATGCAGTGAAGTTACTTGTTACAATTTAAACTATACAGTAAAACTAATATCAGTTGACCGCCCATCACATGCTTTGTGCGGAACTGTAGCGTTGCAATTGGGGCAACATGGTTTGCACTTGAGCCACTCCTTGATGCAGTCCCTGTGAAACCCGTGCTCGTTGTGCAGAATAATGATTTTCTCGTTAGACTTGAAGTTTTCCTGGCAAATCGTACACATATGAAATTGATTCTTGTACATCTTCTTGTATCTTGTGTGGTACAGCTTGTCATAATCTATAACGTGTCCTGTTGCTGGGCGCACCTGAGATTCTGAAAAAGAATTAATCAGAACTGTTGCATGCATAACTTCCAAAAATTCACCAATTTCAGCAGCCATGCGACCACTAAATTCATTTGGTGGTATATTCAATACTTCGACTGGTAGCAGCATGCCAAGAGCGCTCAAGAAGAGATATTGCTGTTGGTCGGGACCTTCTCCAAACTGAATTGCCTCGCGACGGTTGAACACGGTCTGGAGGTATTCAAGGTTAATCTGGCGCGTAAAATTCAAGTGCTGTTCAACGAAGGAATGTTCGCTGAAGACATCTTCGACTCGGCGGGCGTTGCTCATTGTAATGACATACTCCCGGCTGTGTCGTTCATTAAGAAGAGGAACTGTTGACAACATAGTTCCACCAGTGACAATATTAATAGTTGGTCTTGCAACCATCCTATACCCCCTGTTCTCCAAATGTTGCATAGATTTATTTCAAAACTTCAACAAATAATGATTTTAACATCTTTTATATTAAACACTTTTTGCTCCTATACTTGCACTATCAGAGAGTTCCACGAGCCTAGTAATATCGACTTCGCCATCTTTGGGTGGACGCTTAAGTCTCCTATCTTCCCACTTGTGTGTTAGCATTCCCTTTCTAGGCCTCGTAAATGAATATCTCTGCTCGTTTGCAGACCCGTGTTGGTTTACAACTAGAGAAATTTCCTCACTTGGAGTTTGGTCAGCCTCCTCCAAACCAGTCCCTTGTTCATGTGCTCTCTCGACAGCAATCTCAGCCCTTCGCATCCCAATCTTTATAACATTGAGGAAGAGAATCGGCAGTAGCCACGGGTGGACATAGAATATCCACCATTTCCCGATAAAAAAAGAATATGGCTCTACTCGGTCATTTAAAACCAGTGCAGAGATCAAATCACCTCCCACGAAACCCACAAACAACCCTGTTCTGAGGGCGAATTCAAGGACGTGCTCAAAGCGGAGAATTGCTCTTTCGTGTGGAAATAAGATCATACTCATCATGAAAAACACCGAGAGTTGTTGCATTTTGTATCTCTTAACAACCGTGTCGAACTTATCATACGTCCATTCGAGTACAAAGCTACCAGCAATCGCCACAGATGAACACATAAACGATGCCATCGTTCCAAGAAGGACTTCCTCAGAAAACACCATGCTGTACATTACGTGGAATATCCATATTGCAATACAATGACGTGTGATGACGTCAATAATGTTATTAATGCTAGGCAGCTTTTCTAGTAACATGGCTGCAATCATTGCGACAAAGGGGATTTCGTATCTAACTAGAAGCGCAGCATTATCGTCTCCCGGGATTGTACACAGACACACTGTTCCGATGAAGATGATGAATACACCGCCTGCTGGCCGCATGTAAGTGAGCACGTTCCCAGTGTCGATCTCAATGTACACGCCGCGAACAACATCAGTATCTCCGCCATCTGACTGCATCATATTATTTTGGAGTTGTCTTGTTGCAGACTTTTTATTTATACTGTTGCTGTATTTTGTTTCATACGAATCGAAGACATTGCTGGCATAGTACAGGGCATTGTTGCTTCACCAGTCCACTTCGGGTCGTAATAGCAGCACCAGACATATGCGTCCCAGAAAAGATGATGATAAAATATGAGTGTACAAGCGCTTATTGCGACACGCATATCTGTCTCAGATTTTTTGGCATGGGAATTGTTAATCCATAGAAGAACCAAAATCCCCAGCATACATAAAGTTGCTAACCATACAACCATTACAGCAATCCACTTTACGTCACGCCCTATACTAAAGCGCACGCCAGGAACCCAGAGAAAGTGAAACAGGAAATACAGTCCATGTAGAACAGTCATCCATGACCAATCAGTTGGGTTAATTGCAGTGTATATGATAACATACATGATGATTGATGAAAGATACATGATTATCTTGCTTGTTGCGTATGCGCGGTACATTCGTGTTGGTGGGTCTGACTGGAAAGGGCCGTAAGCTATCCTTGTAATGTGTGCGTCGAAACACCCGCATACCCATGTCCCCAAGTCACTACATAACACGAGGAATATACCAATGCCAACGACAAGCAAATAAGCGTCTGGTGGTCCCATAGTTGTAATTGGAAATCTTTTTCACTTTCATTACTTTATATATTTCTCATCAATTCTAAAATGTAAGCTAGAAATTACTACGTCGTTGCAAATTGCCACGTGTCCTAAATAAACACCGTCTGTACCTCTGACTGCACGCAGGATCGAGTAATTGAATGTTGGTTGCACCAAACAACAGCAGCGCTTTAGACACTCGGCCCAACTTCCAACAATAAATTCATTGTAATAAAATAGGACGTGGCCTCTTCCATAGTGTTCCCATTCTCTATAAAGACTTTGCGATAGCGACACTGGGTGTAAATTATTTCCGAGATAGCCCGGATATTCGGGGTCGTACAGCATGTTTCACAAACTGCGTATTGCCAAAAACCATATATAAATGTTATTTTACGCAGTTTGTAGCAAGAAACTTTGACGGGATTTGTCGCCACGATGAGCGCATCCACTGATTCGATGGCCTTGTCGACCATGTATGTGGGATCATCTCAGCAAACTCCGATGCCATACGCAGGCTCAAACCCTCACGCTTCTTCGCTTGGCGGTAGTACAGCTACCGTCAACCAGACGTTGGGCTGGGTATCAAATTACACGGTGCCTTACCATTACCGCATTGCGCGCTGGCGCGGTGGCTACGAGAACTCGATCAAGAATGATCAGCTGGTTTTCCTCCGCACCACAAACGATAAGTTCATCAAGGGTGGGCAGAACAACATGCCAAACTATTTTCATAACCAGGTTCATACCATGGTGAACCTCCCCATGGTGAACTACGCAATCTACAAAGACTGGCTTCAGTTCGAGACTGATGTTGCGAACGGTGATTATGACCAGGAACTCGGCCGAAAGCCTAATGGCGATTTTACCCTGGACAAGTACGCATATTTCATGAAGTTCTATGTTCTTGAGCGCTGGCAGTTTTTGGGGACCGTCATTAACGAGGGCGCCCCGATGGCCGCTGACACCGACGCCAATACGGAGCACCGTCTCATTAACTCTTGTATCCGAGGCCGGCAAACGACTTTCAACATTTGGGGGGCGATTCGTGATGGCGATTATCTGTACCTGAAACTGTGTCTCAAGGATACCAAGGGTACAGATTTTCAACTGGACCTAAAGAACTTTGGTGGCCGCATGCCAGATCTTGCTAGCCGCAGGTGTTTTCAGTTTGTTCCGTTCTATAACCACACATACAAGCGCCCCGACATTAACGGGAATTCCGAACCCCACCACTACATCTACGTCGGCCGCTGCTTCCGCACGCAGCGCGGAGTGGAGATGGACTACGATGAGGAGGAGACGATGCGTCGCTGCCGCGAAGTGTCACATATGGCTGCGAGGTCGATTAGTTTTGAAATTCTTGTAGATCCGATTGAAGCTTAGATGTAGCTTACATCCCATACAGGGAAAAACTTTTAATAATGAAACGCAGCATCATTGAAATCAAAACGGAAGAATTTCCGTTCAAACACGATAGTCAGATCCAAGGCCCGTTCATTGACGTCGCTGTTGCTAAGCGATACAAGTTCTCGCCACTTAACGTCCTCGTAGAAGAGGTAGACGAGAGTGAACTCGTTAAAAAGGGAGTAGATGACTGTGTCGATTCGCTCCTCTTCGATGCTACGAACAATCCTTACGTGACGGTCCGTGCCGTGAAGAAAGTGAATGAGATCGAGACGTCGTGCTCGACGTATGAGGAGTTTAAGTTTATCGCCGGTAAGCACGGAGTGCAGCTTGGTGAGATCTGGGTTACCGCCGAGATGTTGGACCTGAAGAAGACGATGAAGTTCGTGAGCAAAACGATGCAGCTTCGGGTGACAGGGCCTTGCCCCATTTACAAGAAGTTCATCCGCGAGGTCATTTCTAGCGAGCGCTCGGACGAAGCATTGAACAACGCGCTCATAGACTTCTATCAGCGGAAACTCTCAGAGTCTGAGACGTGGTACGGTGTTCGCACAACGCAGAACCAGAAGATTACGATAGAGATGATTGCTGAACATCAGTGGATTCCGCCCCGTGCGCTTGACCCCATGTTCTTCAAGGTCTTCAACGACGAGACGAAAGTGAGGAGGTTTGATTGGCTGGTTAAGACCCTTCGCTGGTTCCCAGTTGTGAAGCCCACAAACGAGGGTTTCATAGCGGTAGCTTATCACAATCCGACCTACCTCACGTATACCCTCTGGCGCTTCGAGTCTGGCTTCGACGAGTACAAATTCGACATGGCGTGCAAAATTCTCGACAAGTATCTCCACTATGACCACCGTCTCGTAGAAATGGGGCGCGATTTCTGTACCCGGCGGTGGGACTGGGTCTTGCGGTGGGGATACATGCTCCCAATTGCAACGAGGATCAAACTCCTTGACAATATAGAGAGGCATCGGTACAGACCAAGGTGGGCTTTGCCCGAAAACAAGACATATTCTAACCACTGGAAGATTCTCGGGGAGAACATGCTCGACCAGATGACCCACAACATGCGGGGTACCATCATGGTCTTCATGGATGCACTCGGATGTACTAATATTGCGGCCAACTTGTACCTTGCGTATTCTGATGTCTGCAACGCTCTGATCCACGGAGCCCGTATTGAAAGGAGTGATATATAAACTGTGTTTTGTCATTATAACAAATTAAACATGACAGAGAAAGTTTCACTTGCCTTCTACAGAGGCGGTGGCCCAAATGAGCCACTGATCAACAGGCTTACACGGTGGCTCACAGGTGAATTCGTGCACTGTGAAATTGTATTTGAAGATCCTGACTCACCTAAGCACAATGCGTCTTGTAGCGTGTGGGCAGGTGAAAATGTATTCTACAAGCCAAAAACATTTGGAAGGGACGGGTGGAGTTATCTGTCAGTTCAAATTCCAAAGGAAACAGCAACAACAATGCGTAACTGGTGTAAAGAACAGGCTGCACAAAACTTACCTTTCAACAACTGGGGGTTTTACAGAGCGCTAAGTCCGTTTCCCCGCGCAACTGACGGCACTTGTTGGTTTTGCAGCGAGCTTTGTACAGTATGCATGCAAAAGGGGGGCTATTTCGAGGGTTCCATCCCATCTACTATGACTCCAACCCACCTACACAAGATGATGAGTAAGCTGCCACATTTTGTTGGTGCATCCCCAGTGTTTCGTGAAAGAATTGCACAAAAGGGGCTGAAATTGAAGAATAGCGCTGCGACGAGGGTGTCTAGTGAAGCTACGCGGAATATATTTGAAAGTGATAAAATGATTACTAAAAAATGGGTAGCTCCAGTATAAAAGTTTTAGTTGTCTTTTATTTTGAATAACTTAATAAACATGCCTATACCGTGGAATTTACAGCGAACAGAAGACGAGTTGATTGGTGCTTTTCGGGAATCTACCCGCACACCATCTTTGCAGCTTGATGTACCGCACGACGATGTCATGCCACATTTTAAAAATCTGAGAAATCGCGCCAAAGCATCTGTTGGACAGATACATAGTCTTAGGTCGCCTGTCAATTGGCTCAGTCCAAATATCCCCCCTCCGTCTGCCCAAGGAGAGGGTTCATGCTTCGTAGTGGATTTTAGAGGCACCAATGTTCTTATCACTAACGACCACTGTGTTCGAGACTCAGCACCTGGTGGTATTTCCGTAAGTTTTCCGATTACGGGTGCCAAAAAGTACCCTCTGCGTTGGATAGCATCTAGTCCTGAGCGCGATATGGCCATCTTTAGGCTTTCTAATAAAGATTCCCGTGAAGTTGAACTCGTACCATTGAAAATGGGAGATTCCGATGAGCTGAAACAAGGACATTGGCTTGTTTCGCTAGGTTTCCCACTGGGACAACCTCATATCAAAGTATCAAAGGGAGTGTTCAGTGGCATTGAGTGGGTACAGGGGGAGTGGCGCGGGCAGGTGGACTATGCGCTGAATCACGGGAATAGCGGAGGACCTGCTCTTAACAGCAGGGGTGAGGTAATTGGGATTAACAACGCTATTATCGAAACTGCACAGAATGTTGGCTACACAATCCTTTCTAACGATGTTTCGCGATTTCTGAAAGATTTTGAATATGTTTGGGATCGTGCAGACAACAATATGAAGAAGAGTACTGTCCACGTACCAAGAACATTCATTGCGCTAAAAGTTGAACCAATGGACCAAGCCCTCCAGCGATACTTAAACTCAGATACCAGTAACGGTATGTACATCGCCGCTGTTCCAGAAAACACCATGTTCAGTGATAAGATTAAGCAAGATGACCAGATCGTGTCTATCAATAACATGCCGGTTGATGAGTACGGCCAAGTCAATGTCAAATGGACTGATGAGCTCATGTCTATGAACCAGGCACTTGATAGAGTATCGTTCGGCGAGACTGTTACCTTCGGTATCATTCGCAACGGGTCAAGGTTTGATGCGGAAGTTGTGTTTGAACCACAAGATCCTAGAAACGTAGGGCCAAAGTATACACCGTTTGATATGCCACATGGGGTTGTGTTTGGTGGTATGGTACTACAGACATTAAATTTAAACCATGTTCAGCTACTAGCACCACAGAAGCCTGATCTTATGAGATATGCCAATCTTGTAGACCAGTGCGGCAGCTCCCGTGTTGTACTGACATCAGTGATACCAAATACAATAGCGTCGACCAAGCCTCTTAAACCAGGAATGCTAATCAAGACATACAACGATCAGCCAGTGACTGACATGAATAGTCTTGTGCGTCTTGCTGAGGATGGAAAACAAAGACAATTTACTATTATTGGGATGGAGGATATGTCTCGCATTGTTTTTGAGACAAATACAGATATCCCCCAAGCTGCACAGGCCGCTGCTGAAATGACAATAAATAACTCTATGATCGACGTGTTGAAACCAGTGTCTTTCACAAGAATTGACTGCGAACATATTGTGGGATATTGTAATTGTGCTGATCGCGGAATCCAGGCTCTAGACCAATTGGGGAAAATGTTTCCTGAGAAAAATGACATCAGGGGGGAAAAGGAAGCTGCCATCATTGCAGCTGAGGTCTTTCCTGTGCCTGCTGTTGTACGGGCACAGGCGTCGCAGCCGATATCAGTGCGGCTGGAGGACGTTAAGGAAATGGACGAGATGGACTACAAGGCGCTGAAGGATCTGCTGCCCTCTGATATGCTGGAAGAGATGGTGCTTATGGGAGATGTTACGCACACATTTTAGCATTATGTTCATTTCATAATAATAATAATAATAATAATAATAACAATAATATATCAGCTACACTCAGCAACAACATTCTCGATGAGGTCATCTAAGACTTCACGAACGATCTCCATCGCCCCAGAGTCGTCCTCTGGAATGATGGGGGTGAGAACGACGTGAACGAACGTCACGTCGCGCTCATTCCCGTTGTCCAACACCACCTTGTCGTTGTGGATAGTGAGCTGCTCCACAGCGTGCGTCTGACGCTCGATCGCCTTCGCCACCATTACAAAGAGAACACGCGAAGCGGAGCCCGCAGACCCCAGGTGCATCTTAGTCCCTTCTTCGACCGACTTGTGTGCGCGGGCGGAAAAGGCAGCGACAGAGGAGCTTAGAGTGCGGTCGTCGCGCAGCCCACTAATGTACCAGCATCCGGGGACATTACCGCTGTCCTCGTCCTCCTTCAGACGATCGTAATCCGCCTTTTTACCTACGAGGCACGGAATGTTGTTGTCCTTGTGGAAGGAAAAGGTGACCCACGTGTTGGTCGAACCGTTCTCCCCCTCGACGTTCTTGATGTCGTAGTTCTTCGCATCGCCCAGAAGCCCCGCGGCCATAACAGCAGTAGCGATGCCACTGATGTCACGGGCACGAATGTCGAAAGACCAAGGCTTGTGGAAACGCTCCGCGTCCTTCTTGTGCTGGCGAATTTGGCCCATAACAGTGCGGACACGGGTATCCCGGCCGTTGATCTCGACTGTCTTGTGGTGCGTGATAGTGTTATTAGACATTGTGGTTTAGTTTTAAACTGGTCCAACTACAAATTTTTTTCCTCAGTACAAAGCGCAGTGCAATGTGTTATATAAAAAACTAGATGTAGACTAACGATATGGCGAATATTTAGAATCAACGTAAAATTGTGTGTGCCACAGAATGTTCAGCTGAAGACACACAATCAAATCGTCCTGGAAACCACCAATTTTGCCACTGAATGTCTTTTTAGACTGAGCAAAAAGAGAAACTGGGTGGTCAATGACAATTGAATAAGTCCTCATCTCGTGCTCAAGGTCCTTCTTCATTGACTCTACACTAGTTTCCGGATTCACGTTGACCATATGCTTTGCAAACCGCACCCCCTCGTCAGCAAACATTGCCTTAGTCTTGATGTACATTGCTTCCTTTACCGCGTGCGTCGTCCGCAGCCCGGGCTGCTCGCGGTCCCGCATCGTCACGGAACACCGCGCGAACCGGGACTGCATCACGCAGCGCTCGATGTAGTGCGCCTCGAAGCCCAAGTTCGCCTCGGGCATCAGCACGATAATCGCGTTGCGGAAGTTGGGCCGGGCCTTGACAGCCGCGATATGTTCGACGAGTACACCCTCGTAGTCCGCGGGCTTGTGCGTGTTGATGGCCTCCATGCCAATGATGGCACATGTGCCACCCATGTACGCGCAGGAAACAATGGCGAAGCGCGACTGGCCGCCGCTGCGAATGGGCACACATGCACAGTGTGTGAGTGAGAGCGGGTTGTGTGGTGGAAGATGACATAGAAAAGAGTAGTACTAGCGCGTTAGGATCGATGGCCATAAAGACGTGGGAGACCGGCTTGTAGATTTCGAATGCACTAAGTCGAAAGAAGTTGTTGACGATCGTGCCGTTGAAGGCCTTTTCCGCCGCGTCGTGCATGATACCCATTGTCTCCCTCTCGAGCAACTCTTTTTGGTCCTGCATCATCGCTCTGATACGATCATGTTTTCTTGCGGACCTGTGTAACAAAAGAAAATGTTTTATCAGCTTACGATGGTTATAATATATTAATAAACAATACACTTACTGCCACTGCGGGAGCTCCTCCATCCTGTTGGCAGTGGAGAACAAACAACGTGTTAGATACACAATTGACACACTTAGTGGATTGTACGACTAACACTTACTTGTGCGTACACTTGGAAGCAATTCCCGCATCCATACATTTCTGGCACGCCAAAAAAAATTCAAATTTTTCTGCGCAAAAACAAGCAATGGGTGTTATTTACATGCTGACTGCACAGAAAACAACAGAAAAGCTCAGATTCGACGACACTTACTGAAAAAATCCTGCGCAACAACACGAACACAACAAACAAGGAAAAAACAATATGTCAGCTCCAAAACGATTCAAGCAGCCCGAGCCCAACGACGGCCAGCAGCGGTACGAGAGAAACCAGAAGCTGTGGAGCCAGAGGCGACGAGAGACCGACATCTTCGCGGTCCTAAAGCACAGCCTCGCGCAGAGAGTCCAGATCCTCGAGAAGATGTGCGCAAGCGCGGAGTTTATCCCCGACTACGTCTTCCACACGAAGGCGCGAACGGAGATCGCCAACCTCAAGACCACGCTGGCCGACGCTGAGCGCGAGTACCACATCAAGCGGTTCGCGTTCGACGTGGCGCTCCGCGAGCTCGACTTCGGGAAGTTCAATTGCGACCGCGAGGTGGACGGGTGGACTTCGAATCACTACTGGATGTATATGTCTAGGCGGAACGGGGGGATGGAGGTTCACGTGCCCTCCCTTGTTCATCTGTAAAAAAAAAAGAGGAGGGGAAAGCAGCGTGTTAGGATACACCAAGCAGAGAGAAGGGAGGGAGGGTAGCTCGTACCTTTCAACATCAAAAGCTTAGAATAAAAGTTGTCGGATCTGTGTATAAACAAGAAAGAGGGACGTTAGTCGGTTGTAAAATCACTTCATTGTGAGGCGCATTATATAAAACAACAACACTTGCCCCATTACGGTACCTGCGTTGGGAAAATGTGGCGCAATAGTGTCAGTAGTGAAAATGATTTTCCGTGTGTATACATGCTAACATCCCCCAATGGGAAGCGGTACATTGGCAAAACTAAACACTATACAACGCGAATGAAACAACATGCGTATCAAAAGAACAAAACAAAAATATCGCATTCTATACAGAAGTATGGATGGGATTCATTCAAAAAAGAAGTACTTGTTATTGCTAACGTGGAACACCTCAGTCAATATGAGATTAAATATATTGCCCTATATGGGACAAACACAAAGGATGGTCTAAATTTAACAGACGGTGGAGAGGGTAGGGTTAATTCAAAGTGCTCGCAAGAAACCAGACTTAAAATGTCAATGGCACACAAGGGAAAGAAACGAACTGCAGAACAGTGTAAAAACATCGGAGATTCATTAAGGGGGAAAAAAAGAGGTCCTGAGTTTTCTAAAAATGTTTCAAAGGGACGGCATGCTACCGCACAATTGCGGTCCAAAGTGGGGCATGTAGAAAGAAGGACATTAAAAGATGGAACCGTTCGCTTCCGTGCCAAAATATCAATAAAAGGTCAAAAATACCATGTTGGTGTTTTTTCATCTGAAGCTGATGCGACATTGGCTATCAAAGCTTTTGTTAAAGAAAAAGGAGGTTTGTGATATTACACTTGCTGATGCAAATCCTGTGAAAAACAAAACAAAATACGATGCATTGTCAGATGACGTATAATATGAGCGTATAGCAATGAATATCACACTTACAGCGACGTCCGCTCCATTTCCATGACTAAATTGCACAAGGGGCAAAAACAAACGTGTTAGTCGAAACAGAGGCAAAGGCGCGGCAAGCTATAGGAACCTTTGACGGGCGGGGCACTACAACCTCATCTGCGAATCAAAACACAAGAGAGAACGAGAACGAGTGTTAGACGCGAACAAGCCGACGCCAGCAGCAGCAGGCACTTACAGAACACGGCCATGTCCATCGCCGCGGCCTCTGCGCGTGTATAAAAAGAGGAGAGAACGAGAGTCAGATGACCATCCCGGCCGGCGATGGA